GGATTGCAGAAGAAGGTGATTTCGAATTGTATGAAGACAAAGTTGTTGTTGGAGAGAAAGAATATTTTCCTAGAGCCGATCAGGAATATGTCATGAAAATCTTGAGGAATTTGAAACGTACACGCATTGAACAAATTGATGTCGCACAACAGGAGCAAAGGAATGAAGAAATTGTTGTTATTAATTCTCAGGTTAATTTGGACATTGTTAAAGCAGTGTGTACTCTTATGGATGTTTCGGTGAATCTTGCAGTTTCCGGTGCCATGTTTAAGTTTGCCAAGAAACGTTACGAACAGATAGGAGATCAACTTGAATTTGAGAAACATGGTATCTCTTGTGACGAAACTGGACCCTATAGACAAACTAACGTAAGAGAACCGCTGCTCGTCGATTCAATCATTCAGCCACAAACAATAGAGGAGAGAAAATTAGATCAGGTCACTCAATCTACTTCAATAGATTCTATGTCGCAGAGAATGTCATCAGATAGTAGAGCTACTCATAATATTAAACAGAATGTTCGACATGGAGGTAAGCGATTCCAATCGGATGAAGAAGAGCGTGTCGCCCAGTCCACTTCAATAGATTCTATGTCGCAGAGAATGTCATCAGATAGTAGAGCCACTCACAACATTAAACAGAATGTCCGACATGGAGGTAAACTATTTCAATCAGATGAAGACCAAATTGAAGAACATGTTGCCCAATCCACCTCAATTGACTCTATGTCACAGAGAATGTCATCTTCAAGCAGAGCAAGTCATAATATCAAACAGAGAGTGAGACATGGAGGAACGAGATATCAAGCAGGGCGTGATTGGATTAGATCGGCGAATTCATCATTCCGACTTCAATTCTTTGAAGATCCTACTGCTTTCAATCTTGCGTTGGCAGAATCAAGAGACCGATCAGCGAAGTCAGGGAATCAAATAGCTTATGCATTCCTATCCCATTTGGAACACTATGCGTTCAAGGGTAACTCGGAGCCGCTGAAAAGAATCTTGATGATGTTGGCAAAGAGAGAAAACAAGTGTGTATTGCTTGAGGCTTCCCCTTCATCTCAACCACTTGAGATTTATAGCTGGATCACACAGACTTATGCTCAATTACAGATTAGTGATGATGACATTGATGAGATGACTCCCGGTTTTACTCTATGCACCAAAGACCATCGCATATATGGTGTGTATGACAAATGGAACAACAGGAAGGCTGTTCGTTATTTGAACTCAGACGGTGTTGTTGCTGACGATGAGGAGATTGATAGTTGGAAAGTGTTGTCGTGGTGTTGGAGAACGAAGAGACATTCCTTTACTGACTTGGATAAACAAACTCAGCCTGGTTATCGATACACGAATGGTTTAACCTCTCTTGCTTTTGCAGGTTACATTCTGTCAGGTTCATTTGAGGATTTTGATCGTAAGTATAATCCTTTTAATGATAAATTGTTTGCCAAAGATGGAAAGGTTGTTTCGATGGATGAAGAACAACAGAACTGTCAAGATTTGGAGATGATGCAACTCGCCAAACAGATAACGTACAAACAAACATTTGCAATTCAGCCTTATTATCCGGACTTGCCACCCCTTGAGGTTGGAACACCGTTGTGTTGGGGAGTTGGAGTGCGAGACAAATACATCGTCACTGTTGGTCATATTAAACATAGTCACTATTGGGTTGGTAGACTTGAGTCAGGAAAGTGGAGATGGTTTGAGGCTCATCGAGCAGCTAGTGCGGTTTCTCACGACGTTTG